GGCGAATTGGATGGCAACCCGGGGCCGAAGACACAAAGCGTAATCAACAAGCTGGAGTCGTCTTTGGCGAACATTTTGGGCACAAATGTCGTTTATGGATCGGTATTGCGGTCATCTGGCAGGGAAGACATTGAGTCGGCCTTACAAAAGGTAGCGGCGTTTAGACGCACGAAAAAGGCTGATAAAGAGATGTCTAGTATGTCTAGAGATGATAGAATGTATATTTTATCTAAAATTTTAATTGGTTCCAAGTAATTTCTGTCAATATAGCAGTATTTTAATTGAACATTAAAGATGTAAGACCAAGTATAAGACAATTATTATGCGTCATTAATTGAGACGCAAAGGTAAATAACAATGGCTCTTAAACCACTACAAGCAATTTATCCATTAGGTCAGTTCGACGGATACGATTCTGATACCCGCACTGTCGGCGCCCTGTTGGGCGGCGAAGTTGCCACCCTAGTTAACTATGCTTTCAGCGGCACGACTGCTGGAACAGACCAGGCGGCTGCTGATGCGGACGGCTCTGACGGTTACGTTGGAACCACAATCAAGTATCGTCCCATTGCCACCAAGGCCCTTCCAGACGGCGCCCGTCCCGTATTCTTACTTGACGAGGGTTGTGCTGGTTACGGAACCCTGTTCGGTGAGTTGATTGGCGCAGTCGTTGGTAAAGCGGGCTCCGGCCCCGGAACTGGCGTGCAAATGGGCCCTCCGACTTCCGCAGGCTCCGGCAAGGTCACCTTGTGGGACAAAGCTGGTCTCTATGCCGTAACTTTGGACGCTGTTGACACGACCGCTCTAACCGGTCTCGTTCCTGGAAACACCACACTAGACGTTGGGGACCCCCTCTACGCCACGAGTGCTGGCCTGTTAACCCCGGACGTCACTTCTTCATTCGATACGGCCAACCTAGTTGTTGCTCGTTTTGTTGAGTTCAGCACCAACGGTAGCTTGGTAACCACTCCAAATTACCTAGTAGCGGCTGCCAACTCCCCAAGCGGCTCCCTAGGTGCTCCGGCACAGGTTGCCTTCACACAGGCAGTTGTGCATTTTGACCCAGAATACTAATCCTTAACTTAACTGGGGCGGCCGGCTTGTCCGTCCGCCCCGCTTAACCTTCACTTTATAGACAAAACGCTGCTGGCTCACGCAAGCAGTAAGGAGAAACAAACAATGTACGGTAATGTATTTAGTAACGGTGGCGAAATTAACGCCTATAACCTACAAGAAGCTTTCACGCAGATTGCAAAATTTGCGTCTATCCTAGAAGAGAACGCTCCTTCTAACTTAGCTCTCGCCGGCCAGCCTTCTCTTAACACAGAGAAGCGTGACCAGTTGGTAGAGCGTGCGATTATGTCTCAAGACGGCAAGATTGCTTTGGCCCAGGCAATGGCGAATCCGATTCGTCGTAACTTGGATTACCAAGGTATTGCCCGTCGTGCACTCGTAGTTGATCCCCTTCCACAGGGCGCTCTCCCAGTGTATGACCGTGATATCGACGTAACGGCAGTAGTTGTCTCCGCTAACGGCACCGGCCCAGAAAGCCGTGTGTTCGGAGACCGCGTGACTGTTCCTGAGTTTGAGATTTTCTCGAACCCAACAGTTCGTATTGCCGAGGTTAAGAGGCGTCGGTTCAACGTGATTGACCGTGCGGTGCAAAAGGCTCGTCAGGAAATCATGGCCCAGGAAGATGCCAACGTCTTCGCGGCTATTGATGCTGCCGGTTCTGTTGAGAACACCACGCAAGATATTGCGGACCAGGGCATGCTGAAGCGTGACCTTATTGAGCTGAAGGTTCAGATTGATCGTTGGGACAACGTAACGACCAAGTATTTCATGAACATTAACGAGTATACTGACATCCTGAACTGGGCATCCGGTGGTGGCCAGGGAACCAACGGTGGCGAGATCGATCCTGTTACGCAGCGTGAGATTCTCCAGACCGGTCTGTATGCACACATTTGGGGAGCGGACATCATGGTTTCCAAGATTGTTCCTCCGGGCACAGTATATGCTTGTGCCGACCCAGAGTTCGTTGGTGTAATGCCCGTCAGGCAAGACATTGAAGTCCTTCCAGCTGACGAACCGAAGCAATTGAAGCTGGGTTGGGTTGTTTCCGAAATCATCGGAATCGGCCTTGTAAACCCACGTGGCGTTGCTAAGGGTTCGAAGAGCACGCTCGTTGGCTAAGTAACTGAAAACACACAACAAAATTAAGGGCTGAGCCTCCGGGCTTGGCCCTTTTTTGTTTTATTAAAATATTTTCTTGCAATCTACGAAGGATGAGCTATATAATGGCGTAGTATGTCAGCTCATTTTTGGGTGACGTACCATACGATGAGCCAGACATTTTTGGTGAGCTACCTGCCGATGAGCCATTAGATTGAGTAAGAAAAAAATGGATAAAAAGTTAGGACCTTGTAAGATAAATCTTGGGCAATCGTCTACGGTGGGCTTATATAGGTATAAGAAGAAATTCATTAATTCATTTGAACAAGAGCATTATAACGGCTATGTTTGTAGAAATTAATTTTTGTTAACCGCCGGTTAAAATCAAAGATAAGTTTTATGTATTGAAACGTTTGTAGTCCCCCAGTTAAATTTCGATCAAAAGCCCTTCCATTTGGAGGGCTTTTTTTTATTATCAGAGCAATAATTGGGTATATCTTTGATATGCCTATCAGTGACCAAAAATTGACGTTGGAGGGGAATGCGGAGCTTCTGAGCAAGCTTACTGATGATTTTTATCAATTAGCTATCAGCAAGGCCAAAACCGTTCCCACACAACGAATATATAGAATTGCCAGTGCTTCAGAATCTACTTTTGTAAATAGGAGCGCCAGGAAGGCAGCTTTACGTGCTTTGGTAAAAAAACCTCTCACTAAGGTGGCAATAGATAGCCGTCGTATTGATCAAGAGGCAATCCGTAATCCCCGCCGCAATTTGCAATACTGGCGCCGCTCTGGTCAGTTTGTAGATGATGATATGCAAGACAAGTTAAACGTTTTTGCAAAATTGATGGACGTCCTTAATGGCGTGAAAAAAGACTATGGGACGGAACCAGAATATCATGACAGCTATGTTCGTGAATTGTATGGTCATGTCGAAAGAGCTTTACGATTAAAAACAGGCGATAAAGATTACTTTGGCCCACAACTGGCTTATTTAGAACAGCTATTATTTGCTAGATATCGCTTAAGCATGGAACAATTGAGAAAACAAAGCGCCTCTGAAATAAAACAAGCAATTCTATCGAAGGATGAGGATTTATTAAAACGTGGGGTATATTTAAATAACACGGGTGGTTTAAATAAGAATTCAGACAAGAGCAGCTCAATTGTGGTAGATGGCAAAACGACTCCGCAGAACATAGTAGAGGCTATATTTGGGAATAATAATTTAAGACGTGATGGTGATAGAAAGGTGGAGAGAACAATTACCATTACTATTACTGATGAAGTGAAAGAATGACGGTTGGATTTAAAACTTTTGTCCCTAAGCAGTGCCCTACAGTTTTTAGGGTTCAAAACATTGCGCCAGATGACAAAAGAATTAAGATTTTTAATCTTCCAATTAATAATGGGGAGATTTGCGATTTAATGGCCATTCCTGAGGTGTCTGAAGCTGATATCCGGCACAGTCTACTTAAAGGAACATTAAATCTTAAAGCAAGAGCACACGAGATTATAGTAGTTGAAAGCACTATTGATTTATTGCAATTTGATGAATGCCATAAGAGTTTTTTAGAAAGCATTGGAATTGATTTCGGTCTGGATGTAGACGGAGCTGGGTATACGGCCTCTCAAGAAGGAGAAGTGCTATATTCTAAAGATGGAGAAACTTTTACAGCATCATTATCTTTGACTTCAGATCAGGGGTGGTTAGTAAATGATCAAGGCCTTCTGTTATTAGTTTATTAAGGATTTATGACAATCAGCCCGCTACATAGAGATCAGAATGTAAGTAATGGTATTCATATTCCGTATGCATTTGAATATGCCGATACTGCTGCCCGCACAGGAGCCACGGGTTTTGTAGCCTCAGATGTTGGAAAATTTGCTCGGCAGACAGATAATAACACCATTTGGATGTTAACCGGAGTTGGTCCGTCATGGATAGAGATTTCCGGAGGTGGTGTAGCTTCCTCTAATAAAGTAGTAGTTAGCGCGTTAAAAGCCAGTGCTGGTAACATTTACAAAGGCGACGCGGTTTATGTTGTAGGATATGATACAGGCACATCTAGTGTAACTTGTGAATTGGCACAAGCCGATGATTTGCTTACCATGCCGGCTTTCGGTATTGCTGAAGCAAACTTTACTGATAGCGTGGCAGGAAACGTATTGGTTAGTGGCGCGTTGTCTGGCATAGATACCTCTTCATTCAGCGAAGGTAGTGTTTTATATGTATCCACTACAACTCCGGGAGAACTTACCGACACAATTCCAACCAATGGGTATATTCAGACAGTTGGGGTGGTTGCGTATTCTGATGCGGCCTCCGGAGTTATTAATGTTTTAATACAGTGGTTGCACGATAATCAGCTGGGTGGCTCATTGCACTCAGAAGCTACAACAACTGTTGCTGGCTTTATGCCCGCCACAGACAAAGCGTTGCTAAATGCTGACGGTGAGGCCGCTGGGAAGGTATTGAATTCGCAAGGATCAGGCAGCCCAACCTGGACCGAAAATGTAGCAATACGCACAGTGGATTTTGCTACTGGGCTAGGGGCCTCCACATATTTAGAAGGAAGATTATCGTATGATGATGATAATCATACGCTTCGAATGTATTCTGATATCAGTGACGTATCTTTGCAGGTCGGGCAGGAATCATGGGTTAGAGTTGTTAATAAAACTGGAGCCACTATTAGTAACGGAAAAGTAGTTTATATTAATGGTTCATTTTCCGATACTCCCACCATTGCTTTGGCAAAATCTGATGACATCTCTACAGTTGGAGCTGTAGTTGGTTTATCCACTCATGACATTGCCAATGATGCAGAAGGGTTTGTCACTACTCTGGGAGTGGTGAATGATATTGATACGTCCGGATTTACGAATGGCGATAGGTTATTTGTATCTCCGACTAGTGCTGGCGAACTTACGGCAGATTCTCCGATTGCCCCGAATTTGGTGTCTTATATTGGGGTGGTTACCAAGAGTGGGGTGTTGGGGAAGATTTTTGTCCAAACGGGTATTCCCACATATTCTGGCGATATAAACAGATTTAAGGTTTCTACATCTGAGCCGGCA